GGATACTTCACATTAATAAACTCTTCAGTAATATCATAAGGTTTATCCATGTTAATTAGGTTAGCATCATTAACATCTATATGATAAAACTTTTCATTGGTTGTATATTTAGTATTAATTGTATCAACTTTTGAATTTCGTACAGCTAGCCCATTAATAAACCATGCTTGTTTACAATCGTTACGAAATATAATAAAAGTTAACGGACCTTTCGATCCATCACGCACCCACTTGTCTATAATTTTCTTCTTCCTGTATGGAATACGTATCTCCATCCAATCGTTAGGCCATTGTCTGACCCAACTATATTTAATTTCAGTCTCAAAGTATGCTGGTATACCATCCTTCATGCATACGATGTCAACTTTATAATCTTCTTTTGATTCTATATGTTCATAACCATTTAAAGCGAGCCACTTAGTCATGGTACCATTAGTTAATGGATCTGACTTATTGTATAACTCTTGATCAAACTTCTTGCGTCCCATTAATTATCTCCTGTGTCAAACGGATTACTAATCTCAGTTAGTCTACCAGTATCTTTGTTATAAAACAAGTGTGTTGCTACTCCTGTGTCTCCTGTATACCTGTTCTTCAGTATGCGAATGGTTGTCGTATTGGACAATACAGGATCATCCTCCTGCTGATTCCTTTCCAACGCTATGACTGAATCAGATAGATGTCCTATGGAAGCTGATCCTCTCAGGTGAGATAGCGTTACCTCACGTCCATCCTCATGTCCTCTGTCACCAGAAGGTCTGCGGAGATGTGACACAAGTAACAGACATATACCTGTCTGCTCAACAAGAGATCTTAACTTGGTCATTAACACATCTATCGACTTTCTCTCGTCTGTATCTTCCTGACCTGATACGAGGATACTAAGATGGTCAAGACAAATCCATTTACAATCAAGGGCTTGAGCCATAAACCTAACCCTTGCTAGTATCTCGTCGTTGTCCACTGATCCAAAGTGATCAAAGGCAAAGAACCTACCTGAGTTGATAGTCTCTTCCTGAAACTTCTGCAACTGCTCTGGTTCAAAGCCATCTCTAATTTCCTTGATATACAACCGGGCATCAGCTTCAACGGACATGATGTTCCATGCCGTGTTCTTAACACTCTCTTCAAGAGCAAGTATACCTATGTTATCTTCGGTGTTACGTAGGAAGTGATGCATCAACTCTCGTATGATACTTGACTTACCCATACCACTGCCACTACAGAATGTAATCAGTTCACCTGTCCTCATACCATAGGTCTTCTCGTTCATCTGAGGCCAAGGATACAGGCAGGTATCACAATAGTCTTCTTCATATAAAGTTTCACCAAGATCTTTAAGGTTGATTATTCCAGCAGGAGTATACGGCTTTGCATTCCACCAGCAATCATTGAACGCAGCACGTTGTCCCATCTTGAGATATTCATTAGCATCTTTATGATCCATGCGTACTATCTTGGCTTTGTTAGGAGCGAACAACTGAGCTACCTGTTCAGCAGCTTCCTGTCCTTGCTTGTCCATGTCAAAGCATATGATCACATTATCAAAGCTATCAAGATATGGGAACGCTTCCTTGCAATCACGCAATGCAGAAGCTGCACCAGTTTTAATAGATATAGACGGCCACTTTGATCCCATCAGTTCATAAGCGGACATGGCATCAACCTCACCTTCACAGATGGTAATGTACTTACCTTTGGGTGAGAATATATTCTGTCCGAATAGAACTGCACTGGACAGATCACCTTCGACCCACATTCTTTTATCTTTAGTCTGTCTTACCTTGTGACCTATCTGCTCACCTCTGTCGTTGAAGTAACCATAGAGATGATGGGTTACAATAGCACCCTCACTTTTAATCTTGGTACTATATTTCTTTGCAGTATCAAGAGAGATCTTGCGATCACTTACCTCTCCCCAATTTCCTACTGTATTCATAGGCTTTGCTTCCTGCTTTGGTATGGTTAAAACATTATCACCAAACTTTGTATTACAACTAAAACAATACGAGTAACCTTGATTGTGGTTGACGTTAGCATCGGATGACCCACACTTAGGACAAGCTCCCCGATCTAGCCACTGTCGTTTCAGCATTCGTAATCCTTTCTCATTTCTAATTAATCCATATGTAGTACGTAAGTACTACTACATATGGTTAATTAGTTTGTTGTTATACACCCGGTCCCGGCCAAGTGCCATCATTAATTTCTTTCATACGTGTATTCATAGTTTCACGAGTAAAGCTATCTGATATAGTACACATCTTTTGTATCGCAGACTTTGGTATGGAAATGAGGCCACCGTATTGTGCCTCACTCTCAATATCAGAATTATTAATAGAGGAAGCTATGGTTATATAGACATCATCTTGATTAACCAACATGCCAACACTTTTAATTATCATGGGACGTAGATCTTTAAGATCTTGTTCACTTTTCCAATCAGCATCCTCATATTCTGCTGAGTCAATCCACTTAACAATAACTACTTTATTATTCATCGGCATCTTCCCATGTTTCTTTAATATAATTAGATATAAAAGCTTCTTTGTCGGACATGATATCATCGACTTCAAATCTTGCAAGACGTTTAGCTTCTCGTACTGAGTAGCCTTCCTTCTTGTACTGTCTTGTTATGCTACGAAATAGTTGTTGTCTATCTCGTGCCAAGAAGTCTTTGCTCATAGGTTTAATTCGCCTTGATTGTCCGCACCATTAGCTCGTTCCCAAATCTCCACACGGGACGCTCCATGTTTAGCTACCCATTCAGATCGTGCAAGACGGCCAGCATCCTCTTCCATCTCGATAAGCCAATCACTTACTGATGCCATGTCTATCTCCTTTTGTTTCCATTTCCGTATACTTTGTAAGCTATCTTTTACAATAGCTCGTATGTTTTCACATGTGATTTTATCATATAGTTCTTCTTTGTCAAGCCCATGCTTATCCAGAAAGGCTGCTCGTCCGAGCTTGACATCTTCAGGATCTATATTCTGGGTCATCCATCATAGCCCAACCACTCATCCCACTCTTGAAATTAGAGTTGTAATGAGAACGCTTTCGTTCTGCATCCAGCTCATCTGACAAGACTTTGATACGAGCATAAGCCCTTTGTAATTGTTCTTGTAAATCTTTCACGTTACGTCTGAGTTCTCGTTCGATATCCATTTCTTTCTCGCCTCCATTTGTTACGTTCTTGTGCTTCTTTCATAGCATCTATAGGTTTGTAGTTCCACACTCCAGTAGATACCCACGCATACCTATGACCATTGCCAGAGGAGAAAGGATAGTCCCTCTCTTGTGGCTCATAGTTAGTATCCACCTCTTCCCAACGAACCCACTTCTTATCGTAGTCCCGCTGAGTAAACTCAATCCTCCTGCAAACGTAAGCTCCACAGTCGTTGATGATACTAGGATACTGGATTTCTTCATAGGTCATGCTACTATTGTCCTTCTGATTGTTCTATGTTCTTGATCTCTACCAAAGAAATCAGAGATCCAATCTCCTGTTCTAAGGTAGTGTCTTATTTCTTTCACGTAACCTTCATGTATTAAACTTTGAGCAAGTGATTCCTTATGTCCTTTACGTGCAGCTTTGGCAAATATCTTACGCAGCTCGTCATTAAACTTCAACCAGTTCTCTACGTTATCACGATAGAGGATATGATCCTTGTCCTTTTTAAGAACAGAAGGGTGTGCCTTGACACCTTGGATTAATGTAATCGCCATAACTCTACATCATTTTCCATGTGTGACATATCAACTCCATGTTCTTTGCACATGAGTTCTATGTAACGCCATGCACTTATCTTATCTGTGAACTTGACGGCATTGCCATCGTCATCCATTAGTACATTTACATAGTCATCTGTCATATCATTCTGTACTATAATCCACATCTGGTTTTTCCCTTGTAGTTATTCGTCTTTCATTCTCTAAGTCCCAATAAACTATCTTAACATCTAAATCTTTTTGTTCATCAGATCTAATACGATGTATCATGCTACCAGATTGAGGCCCATTCTCTCTCCGAGAGTATGTCTTGGCATCTATCTTCAATACTTCTTTTGTCTCTGGATGAACAGCTATAAAATCTATTGGACCTGTGTTATTAATTTCATTGTATACAAAGTAACCTTCTTTAATGTAAGAGATCATTAAAGATAATTTAGAAATCATTCCCTTCTGATGTGTAGGCTGCACTATATTGATCCTTTAATTTCTTTCGATTGTAAACAATCTTACTGGACACAACTCTCTTTCTCCACATAGGATCAGAGAGTTGCTTCGCCAATGGATTGTTCTTACGTTTACCTGCAACTCTCTGATCTTTCATAGTCTTACTCCTCTAGCCATAGACATATTCTATCCCGTAAAGAGGATGGTTTTTATTATGTTTAAAGATGCCCAATTGTATTGTATCAAATAGTTCTTTCAGACTATTTAGTGTAAACCTATCTCCATCATTATAGTCTGCGACTGCATTTTTAATTTGATTATAATATTCTAATTTTGTAACTAATACTCCTTCATCAATAGATACTCCTTGTTCCTTTTGAGCATCTGACAAAGTTTTCTCATCATAAATATTAAGATGAGTACCTATGTAATTTATCTGTTCTTTTGTTAATTCTATACCATCACAGGTTTTAATTGCGTGTTTAACTAAATAACAATAGTCCTGTTCTATATTGAATGGTTCATTATCATCCCATTCATAAGAGTCTGCACGTTCACCAAAGCGTTTATCATCGTATATATCAAGCCAAGTAGCTATATAATTTATATGCTCTTTTGTTAGTTCTATTTTTTCCATAGTCCTATTCCTTATGCTGCCAATGCAAGCCATTCATTAGACTGTAGCATCTTCCTTACCTTCTCTTCTCTTCCAACAATGGTGGAGTGGGAAGGTCTGTTCATCAAGCCTATAGTGCCATGACTAGACCAGTGAGTAGCCGCTTGATAAGCAGTCCACAAAGTACCTTCGTTTCTGGTGCCATACTTCTCATAGAGAGAGCGACCATGCAGGTGACGGTTCTCCTCGTCAAAGACCTTCATCAAGTTAGATAACATAACCTTGTTGGCTACGGTCTTACGTTTGACATTATCCATTCTCTTGGCAAGAGTATTAGTAAAGAGATTGATGGTATCGTCACGAGATATCTCCTTCTGATACCAATCTCGCATCTGAGTTATACCACCACCAGCTATGTATTTACCAGCGTTCTTTATCTTTGCTGCAAAGGCAGGGATATTAAAATTCTTTGTATGCCTACCATAGACGTAAGCTAACTTGTCACCAGAGACTAATGTATTCCAGCACTTACTTCTCCATAGTCCCATCATCCCGTTGTTGGCCCATGTTCGATTGTGAGAAGTACGAAAGCAAAACTCTGGTATAACCTTATCTTCTTTATCAAGATACATAAGATGTGCAGGAAACTTGGCACGTAGCTCCAGCTTGGCACCGTTATCAAAGACATTAGTTTCAAACTCAGCATCGGTCATGTCCACACCTGACATATCAAGTGCCTTCTCAACTCCTGTTACC